AATCGTCTACTCTCCAAGCGTTGAGCTTCCTCTAAAGCCAAATCCTCTTTACGTTTGAGGTTTTCAGCCTGGAGTAACACTCTTTTTTTCATCCACTCAGGATCTTTCTGCTCACTTTCTCGCCTTCGACGAGACAATAGTAAAGACATAAAAGTTCCCTTCTTATTGGCTAATTAATTCCACCAAAAGCACAGCGTCCGTTAAAGCTTGACCTGATCCGTTGTGAGAAATGTCAATTTCCAAGTCATCACCCGCAGCCAATTTTCTATCGGCAGCATCAGTAGCCAAAGTTAATTCTTTCCCATCACGCGCAACAAGACCACCACTGGCAACATCATTTTCGTATGATGCTGAATCATTGCCGCCACGCTTGCGCAAAGCTACAACAACATTGTTGGTATCATCGCCAGCTAGAGCGGCATTGTTTAAAAGATGTACGCTTTTCACTTCGCCACCTTTGTCAGAAGGCATACTCAACCCAGGTAGTGTTGTTGCTGCTCCCGCAGAAACATCGCCAATAGGTAGAGAAACCAAACGAGGATTATTTTCATTACTTAAAGCCATTTTTCGTTCTCCTTATGTTGTTGGGGAAACCCGAAAGCTTCCCCTTATTAATTCATTTAATTAAATAAACACAATCTTTGCAGTCTTTAAATCATCCGAAGCGATTTTGCCGTGGAAGGATTTAACCGCGTACCATTGATTTCCTGCCCATACCCACTCGCGCGCGAGGATGTCAAAATCAACATCGAGTTCCATGTCTTGTTTAATAATGAATCCATAAGGATCAACTTTGTGAACAAATGGCGTTCCCACTGGGATTGAATCCACTTCAAAAACCGCCATACCCAACAAACGACCTCGGAAACCTGGGGCATTTATCATTGGATCGGTAGCATCGGCCTTCAAAAGACCAGTAGTGGTATCATTCACAACTTCCAACATATCAAGCGAATTGATTTGTAGGGCAATGGCATCTGTATGAAGATCACCAAACGCAACAACTTTACCTTCATTGATTGAACGAACATTTTTTCCAGAGACAGTGATTGTTGGCAACTCAAAGTTACCACCTGTGGAAAACTCTACTAACAAATCGGCATCCACTTTTTCAGCATGGACTCGTCCAATCTGAGCCGCAATTTCTTGAATAATCCTATCGGTACGAGCGGCAGAAACCTTGAAGGCTTTCTTTTTCATACCAACAGCTTTTCCAACTTCCTTGACGGTTGCTGAGAAAGAATCATCGGAAAGGTTATCAACAGTCAAAGAAACAGTTTCCGCTGGTTCTTCGGCAGCACCAATCTTCTTGAAGAATGGAAAGTTGATAGACTCGCCTGGTTGAGAAGTTAAGGTATCATCGGTCATAGCGATGGCACCCAAAACTAATTTATCACGAAAGAAGGCAGCAATATGCTCCTTCCAAACTTTTGGTTCAAAAGCAAAATCAGAACTAACTGTAGCACCCATAACATAATCTCCTTTTAGATCAGTCTTTTATCTCGTTTTGCTTTTGCGGCTGCGGCTAGTCTGTCATAGACTTTTGGAAACTTTCCATATAACAAAGATTTCTCGCCAAGGCTCATAGTCATAAAGTCCTCGACTGTTGGAGTACCTTCGGGGTCGTTATCAGGAGGTGGAGGTGGCTTACCACCGCCGCCATCTGGCCCTGTACCGCCCACAGAAGTTGAAGAATTGGCCTTCCGAGTTTTTGACTGAGTTGCGAGTTCTGCCATCTGCTCATCGGATAATTCCTCTCCCTCTTTCAAAGTGTTTAGTTTTTTACCAACTAAAAACTCGAAATACTCGTAATCTTCTTTGCTAACGTCGTTTTCCCACGCTACATCACGCAAAGCATTTGATAGGGCTAGATTATCGTTTTGAGCGGTCAATTGCTCGATCTGTTGTTCGGGGGTGCGTTTATCATCCCCATCACCAAACAAACCCTTTAATCCAGTCTCTATCTTTGAAAAACGCTCATTTACAGAACTTAACTTGGAATCGAGTTCCTTGTTTTTAGTCCTATGACCAGCATTTTCCTTACGCAAATCCGCTAGGTATTTGCGCTGTTCTGGCGTCCATCCTAAATCGGGATCGCCTGGATCCGTATTAGTTTTGGGTGCCGTTGACTGACCTTTAGGATCCTGTCCTTTAGGGTCGGTGTCACCTTTTGGTGGAACATCGAGTTCCGTTTTAGGTGGCGTCTGAGCACCTGGCTCAGTTGTCGGTGCAACTTGTGTTTGCATATTCATTTTGTAACTCCTAACTAGAGGCACCTGGCCTCATTTACCTAACTAGCAGACGCCGCTTGCCCACCTGGGACAAAAGCCGCTGCCCTCCGATCCCACTCCTTACGAAAAGGGACGAGAATCGCTCGATCATTTGGACGATCTGGAGGAAACATAAATTCACGCCTCTCCGTTTTCACCTGGCCTGATTTGAGCGTTCTTCTAAAAGTAAACACGAAAGGCTTCTCTAAATCAACCACTGGATTTTGTGCAGCTAATTGTTTTGAATCCTCTCCTGTCCTATTATCAATCGGGTGCATAAGGGACTTCTTTAAGTCGGGAATAATTGCCTGCTTAGTTGACTGCAATCCCTTTAGCTTGGAAAAGTTATAAATGTTATGGAGTTCCGTTCTAACTATACGATTTAACTTAAATTCCTCACCTAAAAAGAATCTCCCGATATCCGATGTCAACCGTGACACAGTGCGTTGAGTAGTGTCCCTCGCTGCCAATGATGAAACAATGCGGGAAGTAATATCAGATCGTAATTGTGCCGAATAAGCAGATAATGACGCATCGAATTTATTGATGAGGAAATTTTGGGCTTCTGTGGCAATAAGAATCGGATCCAAAGGAAACGGAGTCACAGAGCCTTCAAATTTACTTTGAAACCTCTCTAATTCCGCAATCGCATCACGAATACCCCTTTGGCCTAAGATTTCAGACGCATCAACCATCCCAGTTTGAAGATCCTGCTTTATAGTTTCAATTGCTGCCACAATTTGAACCAAAGTAAGAGAAAGTTGCTGTTCTGTAAAAGTTCCTTCGGGAATTGTAAGTAATCGATCCGTAAGATCCTGGCGTACACGTTTAAAAACTTTTAAAAGCTTTCTTTGTTGTTCCTCTTCAAGCTTTTCCACTCTTGAGATATGAGCTTGAACAATCTCAGTAACAGTTGGATCTCTGAAGAACTCACCCGCCATTTAAAAATCCACCTTAACATTTTGACCAAAATTAAAACTTGTATCTGCCTTTGGAACAGATTTACCAACTGGAATTGGTCTAACTATTCCATCAATCGTTACAAATTTAACATTCTTTAGAAAAATCTGCCCAGACTTGAGATTAAAATTAGGATCATTAGTAAGAAGATCCTCCAAGGCAATTTGAGAGATACGTTCAAACACTGGCCCTTTTCCACGATCCAATCCACGAAGAAAATCTTTTTTAGTCCTAAAGCCACCTTCTCTAAAAAACTTAGGGAATGTTGAAGGCGTAGCAACTACTCTTCTATTAATCCCTGTTCCTATAACGATTCTTTTTCCAGCTTCCGCCTGGATAACATCAGTCCTTAAGGATTGAATGGTAGCATCTAGCTCTTTCCCTGCTCCACTTACAGCTTTACTTCCTTTGAATACTCTTAATTTTCCTTTAACTCTCTTTACAGATAGTTTAGGAGCTTTAGGATTTACTATTAGTTCTCTAGTATCACCACGAAAACGTATAGGAACAATTCTACCCCTTATCCTACGAAAAGTGATTTTGCCTGTACGCTCTTTTCTAGCCATTAGAACAATTCTTTTGGCTTAAGGGGCTTAAATTTGAATGGAATCCTTTTACGAAGACCAATAGCTAAACCAACTGCCGCAAGACCAGTTAGCGTTTCTTTACCTACTTCAGAAGTCAAAGCATCTTGGCCTACACGATCTTTCCCAAATAATCGGCTAACTCCAGATCCAATAAGGGATGCTCCAAAGATTAATGCCCCTAGTTTAGATATCTTTGCTTTAAACAAAGACTGCCTAGCACCCTTACGAAGTCTACGAGCTACTATTATGTTAGGACTATTGCCTACATTAAGTTTTCCCACTCTTTTAAAACTTGGGATGTCTCCTTTTCTTAAAACGCTTTCCGCTCTTTGTGCAACACGTATTCGTCGTTTTGCTAAAGCTTTTTGGCTTCTTGCAAAAACACCACCCGCCACCGCTACACCCGCGCCAAGTCCAGTTAAACCCAAACCTTCAGAAATTTCTTTCTTTCTGCCCTTAACTCGAATTGGAACTATCCTTCCTCGTATGCGACGAAAGATTACATCCTTTTTTGATTTATCATGCGCCACTATTTCACCCTTATAGGAATAATTCTGCCTCTTATGCGACGGAAGATAACTTTAGAAGCTACAAAAGTTCCTGCCCCTAGTGCAGCAACACCGACCCCTCGAAGTGCTCCTTCTTTAGCTCCCGCTTTTCTTAACCCCGCTGGAGCAGTTCCGCCTCCTGCTACTGCGCCACCTAGTGTCGCCGCCGCTGCTAATGCAGTTCCTTGGGCAACTTTTCTAACTTTTAATCGAAAAGGTGTTTTGTTCATCGTTAATAGTTTTGATAAGAAAGGTATTTTAGCCATTTTATCTTTTCCTTTTCCTTAACTCTATGTTTAATCGGCGTCCTGCTTTAGTAGTTTGGCCTGTTCCGAATACATCCCCTGCCGCATCCTTACCTATTAATGTATTTAATTTACCTATAGTTGTTTCAAATTCGCTTTGCGCTCTTATTGCACCTTTAGTAGATACTTTCTTAGTAAACAAACCAAACAGGCCACTCTTTACACTTCTTTTAGCACCAGAGCGTTCAAAAGCAGCCGATGCCCTAATAGCTAGGCCAGTTACCTTTTTATTTCTTGCGCTACCAAACTGAGTCTCTTTAGCAATAAACTTCTTCTTTATCTTTTCTCTACGAGTAGCAGCAGATACTTTTTCTGTTCCCCTTGACCGAGAAACCTTTTTTCTCTTAGCAGAAGCAACTTTTCCACCTTTAGAAGATCCTCTTCCACTGCCGCCACCGCCGCCGCCACCTCTAGCCCTTGATTCATCAAATTTCTCAGCGGGTATAGGAACAACTCTGCCCCTAACTCGAATAAACCTTACCTTTCCCCTAGGTTGAGCCACTAAAAGATAAAGAAGAAGTTTATTGCTAAAGAGACTCAGTTTGGTAGCGCAAGAAATAAAAAGGTAA